GCACTGTCGGGATGATTGGCTTCGTTGATCATCCGGCGAATGTCGCCCGCTTCTTTTCCAAGAAGCTCAAGTCTCGAGGTGTCCATCAGAACACCGTCAGGGCGGCCATGGCCACCACGCCCAAGATCACGGCCCATAAGACCAGGGCATCGCCCCGGTCCGAGTTCCAGTATTCAACCGAGGGGCCTTCGTGCCCGAATGCCTCGCGTATCGTGCGGTGAAAGGTGTTGTTCATTTTTTGCTCCTTTGTTGATGAAGGTTGCAGAAGTTTAACTAAAAATAAATCACCGTCAAGCAAAAAATAAACTTTTTGTCTGCGAGGAGCCAGGCAACAAAAAACCCGCCGAAGCGGGTTTGTGTGATTACATTCCGGAAGTTCTACGCGCGTTGCCGTTTTTTCATCAATTCGTCCATGATGGCATCGTTGCTCTGTTTCTGAGACTGAAGACGGCGGATCACTTCGTCCTGCTGGCCTTCTGTCAGTCCGTCGAACAGATCAACCAATGCCTGTTGGCGCGGCGTCAGCGGCGTGGCCTTTCTTGGCGGTGGCTCATTCCGCGCTTCGCCATGAGGCTGATCGAGCCAGCCGCGATCCTTATTTCCGGCATCCTCAAAGCGCCAGGCTGTTTCCTTGCGCATGCCCCTGGGCTTGCCAGACCGCGCATCCTTGGCGCCGTCGCGCAGATTGACATATTGCGCATACGACATTTTGACGGCCTCGTGCATCGCCTTCACCGATCCCGCCTCGCGCTCGAGGATCAGTATGTTCTGACGCCGGATTTCATCAATATCCATAGCTTTCATTAGATACCAATTTACAGATCGTTAATACTTGCGCATTGCTATTGACAGGTCAATTGTGCTGCGCTAAGTTACTCGGCATGAACCTGACAACCTACCTGGAACAAACCCGTAGCTCGACCACTCTTGCCAAGGCCATTGGTGTGTCGCCCGTAATGGTCAGCCTCTGGAAAACAGGCGCTCGACCCGTGCCGATTGAGCGATGCGTCGCCATCGAGCAGGCCACCGGCGGCGCCGTGACGCGGCGCGATCTTCGGCCCGACGACTGGCACCTGATCTGGCCAGAGCTCGCTCAGAAGGCTGCCGCATGAGCGATGCAGTCATCGTACACAAGCGCGCTGCGCGCAATTATTTGATTGAAAGGGCTTAAACATGGACGCGCTCGATCTATCCATCCACGCCGCCGCGCACGGCTACGGCCTGCCCAAACTCGCCCGCAAGCTGGGCAAGTCGGAACAGGTGTTCCGCAATCGGCTTAACCCCAACGATGAGGCGAACGGCCTGCGTCTGGCGGAGTTCGTGGCGATCCTCGATGTCACGGGAAACATGACGCCGCTTGAGATTCTGGCCGGGATGTTCGGCCACACGATCTCGCACCGGCCAAAGACATATACCGGAAGCCTGCTGTCGGCCATCCTGGCCGCTGACGCCGAGTACGGCGACATCGCCCGCACCATCAGGGACGCCATCAGCGATGGACGACTGAACACCCGTGAGCGGCTGGCGATCCGCAAGGAGATCAGCGAGGCGCGCCTGGTGCTGGATGCGCTCGAAGATCGCATCATGAGCACCGATGAGGACGGTGTCTGATGACCACGCGGTGGACATGGCACCCGGTCAAGCCGGGCGACAAGTACGCCATCACGCCGTGGGTTGACGGTGAGCAGCTGCCATACACGGTGACCCAGATCACCATCTGGGACCGCGTGTTCTACGAATCGTGGTTTCTGGCCGACAACCACCACCACCGCATCGGGGCAGCCGATAACGCCGCCGACGCCCGCCACGCCTGCGTCAATCACCATCGAGAGCAGCAGCAATGAAAAACCCGTCCCCAGCAGGATGCGGATTCGGACGCGCCCGCGCTCAAAGTCAATACCAGGTGCGTGGGTCCTTCCTGAGCATCCCTGGCGCGGGTACGAAGCGGCGCGGAATCGCGCTAGGGTTTGGTGTCTGGGTATAGGTCACGCCTATGCAGATCAAAATGCGCATTAAAGGCCTTGAGGACGCGAAGCGCGAGCTTCGGCGGCTGGCGGATCGCGCCGAGCGCGACAGGGCCATTGCCGCCGCCATCAACAAGGTGTCCGAGAAGGGGCGAACGGAGGTCAGCCGTGCTGTGCGCGAGGAGTGGAACATTGGCGCGTCCGATGTCTCCGCGTCGATCGGCCTGCGCCGCGCCAGCGCCAAAGGGCTGCGCCTTGACGGCGCCATCAACATCTACGGAAGCCCGAAGCGGCGCGGACGGTCGCTCAATCTTGTCCGGTTCATGGAGAAGAAGGTGACGCTGGCCGAAGGCCGCCGCCGTGCCAAGCGCGGAGACCTCATGAAGTTGTTCTTCAGGATGCGCAAGGGCGGCGGTCTTAAAGGGGTTGCCGGTGCGTTTTTGGGCAACAAAGGCCGCACCGTATTCCGCCGCACAGGGAAGGGGCGGCTTCCCATTGAGCCGGTTCAGATGATCGGCGTCAGCCAGATGTTCAACAGTCGCGCCATCCGGGACCGTGTGATGCGGCGGATCGAGAACGAGTTCGGCATCGAAATCCACCGCGCCGTCGAGATGGTCATTGCCAGAAGGATGAAATGAGCAACCACGACGCCGTCATCAGCACCCTGCGCGCATCCGGTTTTGTGCTGGATGGGCTCGAGATTGGCCGGATGGTTCGGGTCAAGCGGCAGGGGCACAAGCAAAAGGGCTGGTATGTCCTGAACGAGATCACGCTGGACGACGGGGCGCGGCATCTGATCGGGTCTTACGGATATTGGGCCGGGGCCGAGAAGTTCTCTGACAAGATCAGGCCGGGCCGCGATGTGCGCCTGTCTGCCGAGCAGCGGGCCGAGATCGAGGCCCGTCACAAAGCCGCCACGAAGGCGGAGGAAGAGCGCCGCCGCCTGCTCGCGCTTGACGCCTCCGCCAAGGCCACCCGGGTTTGGCGCGAATACAGGCCGGGTGGCGGGCAGTCTGGTTATCTGGCGCGGAAGTCGGTGGGTGCGCACGGCGTGCGCTGGGCGCCCGATGATCGGGACACCTTCGCCATCCCGATCCGGGACAACGACTACAAAATATGGGGCTTGCAGATCATCCGTGGCGGAAACCGCCGCCCTGGGCAGCTCGAGAAAGAATACTTCCCGGCAGGACTGGTCAAAAAGGGCCACTACCATCTCATCGGCGCGATCGTCGATGTGGTGCTGATCGCCGAGGGCTACGCCACCGGATCATCCCTGCACGAGGCGACTGGCCTGCCTGTGGTGGTCGCGTTCGACGCCGGAAACCTCAAGCCGGTCGCCGAGGCCATCCGCCGGGTGCACAAAAAGGCGCGCATCCTGATCTGTGCCGATGATGACTACCTGACCGACGGCAACCCGGGCGTGCGCCACGCCAATGAGGCCGCGCTGACGGTCGATGGACACTGGTGCAAGCCCTCGTTTACCGTTGAGCGCGCCAAAACCAAAGACAGCCGCGACTATATAACCGATTTTAATGACCTCGCCTGCCGCGAAGGGGCTCAGGCGGTGCAGCGCATCATCCAGGCCGCCGTCGCCAAGCTGCCGCCCGTGCGGGGCGTGCCCACCGTCATGGTGCGGGGCGCGATACCCACGGGGGGCGGGGAGACGGCGGATGACGGCGCGATGCCCTCCATCATGTCCGTTGACGATGCCGCGCTGCGCTACTGGGGCACCTATGGGTTAGGTGGCAAAGTGCTGTTCGATGAAGTCGAGCGTCGGCTGGTTGCGAAGGACGATGTCATGAACCTGCTGCCCGAGCGCAGCTGGAACGACCTCAAGCGCCACCCGCACTGGCGCGTAGCCCGCGACAGCGAGATCGGCTTCGACCCGACCGATAAGGACGCGCAGATCAGGTGCAACCTGTTCGGAGGCTGGCCCACCACGCCCAAGGCGGGCACCTGCGACAAGCTGCTGGGGCTGCTGGAGTACCTTTGCGCCAACGAAACCAACGAGCGCGAGGTTTACGAGTGGGTTCTGAAATGGCTCGCCTACCCGCTACAGCATCGCGGAGCCAAGATGCACAGCGCCATCGTCGTGCATGGCGGACAGGGCACTGGCAAAAGCCGGTTTTTCGAGGCCTATGGAAAAATTTTCGGGCCTTACGGACGGGTGCTGGGGCAAGAGGCGCTGGAAGACAAGTTCAACGCAGACTGGGCCGAGAAAAAGCTGTTCATCCTGGCCGACGAAGTGCTCGCGCGGCAGGACATGTACCACATCAAAAACCGGCTCAAAGGCTTCATCACCGGCGACACCATCCGCGTCAACCCCAAAAATGTCGCGGCGCACAACGAAAAAAACCAGATGAACATCGTTTTCCTGTCCAACGAGCGCCAGCCGTTGGTACTCGAAAACGACGACCGCCGACACCTGGTGATATGGGTACCGCCCAAGCTGGGGGACGATTACTTCAACGCGGTCAATGTCGAAATCGACAATGGCGGCATCGAAGCCCTGCACCACTACCTGTTAAACCTCGATCTTGGCGACTTCAAACCCTGGACCCGACCGCCCATGACGGCGGCGAAGTCCGAGCTGATCGAGCTGGGCGCGAGCAGCGAAGACCGCTTCCTCAGGGAATGGATGGCCGGGGAAATCGAAGACAAAGACGGCGAGACGCTGCCATTCATCCCGTGTCTGGGCTCTCACCTGTACCAGGCCTATAGCCTGTGGTGCGAGCAGCACGGCGAACGACGCCGGGGCGCGAAGGATTTATTGAGTCTGGCTGGCAAACAGCCCGGATGGACAGCGGGGAAATCCTGCCCGACATGGACCTCGCTTGTCGACCGCACAAACAAAAACCGAAAGATGGTGGTTCCCGCCGAGAGCGCCGTCGAAGGCGGCCCCAGCGGAGGCCGACATGCGCGAGGCACAAAAAGTAAGGCCGAATGGCTGACCTCCTGTTTTTTCGCATTCTCACAGGCGATGGTGTCCGAATGAAAAAACCACGGCAACCACGGCAAGCCACCACGGCACAAACCACGGCACAAACCCAGCGTGCAGGCCAAAACCACGGCAACCACGGCAGAGGGGCCTCGTATGCACATATGTGCGGGCGTGTGCGCGTCATGTACACACACGCACCCGCACGCCCGGGTGCGCATTTCTTCCGTGGTTGCCGTGGTGTTAAGTGGTTTCAAATACTTACACCATTTTTTGCCGTGGTTTTTGCCGTGGTTTCAAAAATCCTGCCGTGGTTTACAGAGGTGACGCAATGAACAAAGTCACACAGGCAGAATTTGCGCGGATGTCCAATGTCACCCGGACCACGGTCAACCGCTGGATCGCCACGGGGCGCATCCAGACCGAGGCTGACGGGCTGATCGACCCCGTAGCCGCCACCCGGATGCGTGAGGCTACCGAAAGCCCCCTGCCCCACCATCAGGCCCGCAAAGCCCAGATAGAGGCCGCCAAAGCCGCGAAGAGCGCGGGTGAATACCTAGACCCCACCCAGACCGAGAAAACGCAACACAGCGCATCCACGGCGACCTCCAATACGCAGGGCGACACCGTCCCCGCGATGGAAAAACTAGGGGCCGCGCTCAAGCTGGAGACCTACAAGCTCCAGAAAGCCAAGGCCGAGCGCGAAAACCTCGCGCTGGACAAAGAAGCCGGGCTGCTGGTCGAGCGTGCCGAGGTCGAAATCGTCCTGGCCGACTACGGCGCCACGCTCCGCACCCTCATGGAAGGCCTGGCTGATCGCCTCTCGCCCACGCTGGCGGCGCACAAAGGCGATGTGCCCGCCATCCACGAAAGCCTTGATGCCGCGGCGCAAGACATCCTTTACACGCTCTCCGAACAAATAAAACGAAAAATGGAGGCTGTATGCCGTTGACGCGCCGCAAATATTCGGGCTATGCTTCCCCCGTCGCGGCAAATTCCGCGACCGGGTTTGGAAGCCCGACACTACGGCGGCGAAAGCCGCTGCGCGCAAGCCGAGCGGCTTTTTTCATGCCTTGGTGCGTCCAGTTTATGGGCGGGCCGGGCGGGGAGCCGCAAGGCTCGCCGGTTGCCGTAGCCGGCCTTCCAACCCGTTCGGTTCCGCCCACCCCGTTTGGAAGCGTGGTGTGCGGGTCACAGACCTTACGGAGAAACACCATGGCAAAGCAAACCACCCCCGTCGTATTCCAATCCACCACCTTCGACATCGTTGACCGCAACGGTCAGACCTGGCTAAGGGGGCACCAAATTGGTGTAGCCCTTGGATACGCCAGAACCGACATCATTCAGAAGCTCTACCGCCAGCACGCCGACGAATTCACCGGCGACATGACCGCCGTGGTGCGTCTGCCCACCGAGGGCGGCGAGCAGGAAGTGCGCATCTTCTCGCCGCGCGGCTGCTACGCCCTGGGCATGTTCGCCCGCACCAAGGTTGCCAAGGACTTCCGCGTCTGGGTGCTGGATGTGCTGGAAGGCAGGATCATGCCGCCTGCCCGCTCTGAAACGCACGAATTCAACCTGCGCGCGGTCATGATGGAAGGCAACACTACGCCCACCGTACCGTTGACGCAGGCCGTCCAGAAGGCGGTCAACCGCCGCGCCTGGGGCATGGCGCACGAGGCCTACGAATTGGCGCGCGCCTTCATCGAACGCCGGGTGGCATACAAGGCAGCGCTCGGCGTGCCGCGTCGGATCGACTTTAATCTGGCGATGGCAGCGATCCGCGAATGCACCCTCGATATGGCACTCGCGCCACGCCACTACAACATGCTTGAGCAGATCATGACCTCCTCAGAACTGCTGGCCATTGCGGCAGAAAACCAGAGGGCCGCGTTGCATGAAGAATTCTCACGCCTTACGGGAGAAAACGATGAGTGAACTGGAAGACCTCGGGCGCTACCACCAGCTGCTCGACGAACTTTCCGACACACTGGCCCGCCGCAACGACGCCCTGTCGCGCGTTGCGGCAGTGCTGGGCGAGGCAGCCAGGCCGCCGGTCAGCCGTTACAACCTGGCGCGCAAGTGCCGGTTCGACGCAGCCGACCGGCTGCTGAACGAGGCCCGCGCCGCGCACGCCGCGGCAGAGGCGGCACTGGCCGAGATCGCAGTACTCGGCCCCATCGTCAACAAGCCGGTGCCGAGGATGGAATGACACACACCGAAAACATCCCAAAACCGGGTCAAAACCGGGGTCAGACCCCTTTAACCTCAAACAAGGAGGCAGCATGACACCCATCCGCCTGCACGACCGTTTTGAGACGCTGTCCATCGACGCGCTGATACCCTACGCACGCAACAGCCGCACGCACTCGCCAGAGCAGGTGGCGCAGATCGCAGCGAGCCTGCGCGAGTTTGGATTCACGAACCCGGTCCTGATCGACGAGACCGGCGGCATCATCGCGGGTCACGGGCGCGTCATGGCCGCCCGCCAGGCCGGACTGGATCGCGTGCCCTGCCTGCGTCTGGAGGGACTGACAGAGACACAAAAACGCGCCTACATCATCGCCGACAACAAACTGGCGCTGAATGCCGGGTGGGACGAAGACCTGCTGGCGCTTGAAATCAAAGACCTGCAAGGCATGGACTTCGACATCGACCTGCTGGGCTTCGACGCCAGCGAGATCGAGCAATACATCGCCATGGCAGACGCCACCCCTGACGGCGAGACCGACCCGGACGAAGTGCCAGAGGTGCAGGCCGAGGCGGTGACGAAGCCCGGGGATGTCTGGCTACTCGGCAAGCATCGGATCATGTGCGGGGACAGCACGAACGCGGAGCAGGTGGCGAGGCTGATGAATGGGGAGAAGGCGTCTGCGTGTTTAACTGACCCACCGTATGGACTCGGTAAAAAAATGTCTGGCGGAACATGGGCCACGAATGACTCAAATTATGCAGAAATGCACGAATGGGACAGGGTGGCTGATCAGCGGTTTTTTGATGCTGTAAGTGCTTTAGAAATTCCGTCGATTGTTTGGGGGGGGAATTACTCTTTATGCCCACCGTCTCGCGGGTGGCTGATATGGAATAAACCGTATTTCCCAACAATGTCTGATTGCGAGCTTGCGTGGACAAATATGGACATGAATGCAAAGCGTTTTGACGGCCCGCGTGTTCATCAGTCTGACGGGAAAAAACAGCACCCGACACAAAAGCCGGTTGATTTGATGGTGTGGTGTTTAGGGTATTTCAAGGATTGCGATTCTGTTGTTGATATATTTTCAGGCTCCGGCACCACCATCATCGCCGCCGAGCAAACAGGCCGCCGCTGCTACGCGATGGAGCTGTCGCCGCAGTATGTCGATGTCGCCGTCCGCCGCTGGCAGCGATTTACCGGCAAAACAGCCACGCTTGAAGCGACCGGAGCGTCGTTCCCGGGTGACGCATGACCCACGCCACCCTGTTCCTGTCCGCCTTCGCCACCGTGTTCCTGCTGGGCATCCAGCAACAGAATGTGCATGGTCGCCATTACCTTGCGGCGGTGGTGACAAGCGTTGGAATCGGCACGGCGCAGATATTTCTCTGGCGGCTTGTGCCCGAGGCCAGCGCATCAGAGATCGTGGCGACGCTGGCGGGCGGGCCGGTCGGCATCGTCTCTGCCATGTGGCTGCATCCACGCATCGCCAGGGTGTGGCGACGATGAACCGCCGCTCCGCCGTCACCATCCCGCACGCCCGCCAGCGCCTGTACGAGGTGCTGGCGCGGGCCTGCCGACCGCGACCTGTCACCACCGTTTCGGCATGGGCCGACAAACACCGCGTGCTGACCTCCAAAGGCTCCGGCGAGCCGGGGCAGTGGCGCACCGATCGCACGCCCTACCTGCGCGAGATCATGGATCACCTCTCCGTCACATCGGCCACCCAGCGCATCGTGATGATGTTCTCTGCCCAGCTGGGAAAGACTGAAGCGGGACTGAACTGGCTTGGCTATGTCATGGACCACGCGCCAGGCCCCATGCTGACCGTGCTGCCCACGCTGGAGGTGGCCGAGCGCTGGGTGATGCAGCGGCTCAACCCGATGCTGGGCGAGACACCGGCCCTGCGCGCCATCTTCGACGCCAGGCGCAGCCGGGATGCGGCGAACTCCAAGCAGATCAAGGATTTTCCCGGCGGCATGCTGGTCATCGGTGGGGCCAACTCCCCGGCTTCGCTGGCCTCGATGCCGATCCGGTATGTGCTTTGCGATGAGGTGGATCGCTTCCCCTGGGAGGTTGGGCAAGAGGGCGACCCGCTGGGCCTGATCGACGAACGCACCAAGACCTTCCCGCGCCGGAAGGTGCTGCTGGTATCCACGCCGACGGTGAAGGGGTCGAGCCGGATCGAGGCCGAGTACGAGAAATCAGACCGGCGCGAATACCATGTGCCCTGCCCGCACTGCGGCGAGTATCAGGTGCTGCGCTGGCGTCACCCCGACGGGCGCTACGGGCTGATCCACAACGAGGCCACCGGCGCGGTGTACTACGCCTGTTCGGAGTGCGGCGAGCGCATCGAGGGGCACCACAAAACCCAGATGCTGGCGCGCGGGCGCTGGATTCCGCGCAACCCGGATCGCGCGGTGCGCGGCTACTGGCTGTCCGGCCTGTACTCACCGATCGGGCTGGGCTTCACCTGGGCGGAATTGTGGTCTAAATGGCAGGACAGCCACGGCGACACCGCCAACCTCAAGCGATTCATCAACACCACCCTGGGCGAGAGCTGGGAGGAACAGGGCGAGAGCATCCAGGACATGGCGCTGATCGCACGGCTCGAGGATTACCCCGAGCGACTGCCCATCGCCGTCACCACCGCCGGGGTGGATGTGCAGAAAGACCGCATCGAGGCCAGCATCGTCGGCTGGGGCGCGGGCGAGGAGGCATGGCTGCTGGATCACATCATCCTACCCGGCGACACGGCACGGCCCGAGGTGTGGACCGACCTGGACGATGCGCTGAAGGATGCGCGGGTGCAGGTCGCGGCCATCGACAGCGGCTTCAACGCCTCGATGGTTTACGACTTTGTCGATAAGCGCCGCTGGTGCATGGCCATCAAGGGCGTCACCGGCATGGGCCGCCCGCTGGTCGAGGATGAGAAAAAACGCCGCCAGCGCCTGCGCGCCCGGCGCAAAAAAGGCGCTTTCGTCGAGCCGATCGGCGTAGATCAAGGCAAGGCGCTGGTGTATTCGCGACTAAAACTCACCCGCACGGGCACGGGCTATATCCACTTTCCGCGCGACCCGGCCTTTGACGATGAGTATTTCGCGCAGCTCGCCGCCGAGAAGCTGGTCACCAAGGTGCGCGGCACCCGGCCCTTCCAGGAATGGGTGCAGACGCGACCGAGAAACGAGGCGCTGGACTGCCTGCTGTACGCACTGGCGGCCCTGCGCCTGTCCGGTCGCCCGCTGGACGCGCCGGGCGAACAAGGCGAGGGGAAGCCGACCGAGACACCCGCCGATAAGCCCGCCGATAAGACCCCCCGGCAGCGGCGGTATTTCGCAACGAGATGGTAGGAGAGGAGCAGAAATGGACAACGACATCATCGGCGACATCCTTTGGCGGGTCGCCGACCGCCTCGTCCTGCCGGACACCTCGCGCGAGCTGCTCAGGCAGATAGAGCATGACGCCCGCCGATACTGGGGCGGCGACCGCATATACATCGCACGCCACGGCGAGGACGCCCGACAGGAAATGACCGCCCGCAACCTCGCCATCATCCGCGACTGGCAGGCCGGAGAACGGGTCTCCTGCCTCGCACGCAAATACGGCATCAGCAAACAGCGCGTCAGCCGGATCGTCAGAACAGGCACACGGTGACCGGGCCGGAGGGTTTATTTTTTCAAAGGAGAAACAAAATGATCGGACTCAAAAGACTGGCAAGGCGGTGGAATGTGGATGAGGCGCTTTCGGGCGCAACGATGTTCCACCGATTCAGCGCGCACGCATTCCTGACGAACGCATACGGCGCAGCCGTTGTCACCGAGATCACCGACGCATGGAAAAAAACCAGCCCGGTCGAGCTTGAGGCCTACCGCACCGATGCCGAGTGTGGCTGCGGCGAAGATGGCTGCGAGGCATGCGACATGGACAACGACGAATGCACGGACAACACCCGCATCGAAATCCCGGATTGGGAAAACGGCGAAGGCCTCATTCTATCGCCGTGCTGGTATGCAGCACCCACAGGATCGCCCGAGGGCAAGGAACTCGGGATGGACGATTACGCCAGAGCAAACGCAGAGTTTCTCGCCATCGCTCACTTCTACTGGCCTCAGGTCTATCAGTACACCAACAAAAGCCACGAGGCGATGCAGGATGCGCTGGAATACCTCTACGAAAAACGAGACACCATCGAAGGCAGCGACGAAGCCCTGGACGCGCTGATCGAGGAACTCGAAACCGCGTGCGGAGGGTGACGATGACCTGGACAGACGAAGAAATCGCCGAGCGCATCGCTCATGCAGGCAGCATTGAAGATGCGAGATATATACTGCACCGCTTTAAGGATCGGCTGACCTTCGACCTTCTTCACCATGCCGCCGATCTCGAACGCGCGCTGTGGCCGAAGCCAAGGTTGACGCTGATCCGCCTGCTGGAGACGAGGGCGCGAAAGGCGGCGAAGAAAGCCACTAATATCGGCTGACGGCTTTCGTGCAAAAAAGCTCCCAGAATGCCGGGTGCATCCGGCGGTCGCCGGATTCCCACTGCTGCCACGCGCGGCAGGTCGCATGGATGATCTCTGCGGCTGCCGTTTGCGTTAGACCCGCAGCCTCGCGAGCCGCCCGAATCTCTTCGGGCGACGGGTTGCGGGACGGCGAGCCGCCCCGCGAGCGGTTTGGGTGGTTGGGCATCAGAACCCAGCCGCCTGCGCCCTGGCGCAGAATTGCGCCTCCGTTTCACGGATGCCGCTGGTTGCGACCAGCTCGTTCAGAGCCAGCGTTTTTTCCCGGCTCGCGGCCTCAGCGCGGGCGCGTTCTTCCGGCGTGTACGGCACATTGACCCAAATTTCGGGCCAGTTCCCCCAGATCCTGATGAATCCTGACTCGTGATCCCAGGAATACCCGGGGACATTTTCTCGATCAAGGAATTCCTTGATCTCTTTTGACATTTCAAAGGCCGGCGCGGTGGTGTTGGCGTTGGTGTTCATTTTCTATCTCCTGTTAATTCGCCAAGGCCATGTAATCCGAAAACCTCGGACAAGTCCACGGGACGGGTTGCGTGGGGCGGTTTTCATCCACGAAACGGTCAACGCGGTCGACAATCGCGTCGATCTCGGACTGGGAAATCTCCCAGTCCTTTGCGCGAACGACGATCTCGGGATGGCCAGCCTCGTAGCGGCCAGAATCTCCGCCATCAACCACGAACACCGACACGCCATAATCGGCTGCGCCGTTCACATAGATACGGGTTTCGTTGTTTTTGGGGTTCACCCATTTCTTGAATTTCATTTTCTGCTCCAGCCCACTGTTCCCGAGGCGCGGTTGTGGTCTATCCACGGTTCGCATAATACGCGCATTGTTCGTGTTTGTCAAGCGATATCGTATAAAATGTTTTTATACGATAAAGCGTCAACAGCCCTGCCTTAACAGGTGACGCGCACGCCATTAAAACGGCGGCATGGCTACACCCACCACCGAACCGACCACCATTGCCGCAGGCGACACCGTCACATGGCGGCGCGAGCTGCCGGATTATCCGGCAGGCGAATGGACGCTGAAATACAGGCTGATCAATCTCTCCGGCCCTATCGACATCACCGCCGACGCTGACGGGGCGGCCCATGCCGTCAGCGTTTCAGCCGAAACAACGGCGACATGGGCTGCTGGAACTTATCTCTGGCAGTCTTTTGTCGAGGCCGGTGCGGTGCGGCATACCATCGGCGACGGCACTGTTGTTATCAAGCCAAATATCGCGGCCATGCCGGGCGGTTACGATGCACGATCGACCGCCAGAAAAGCGCTCGATGATGCACGCGCGGCCCGGGCTGCGTACATCGCCACGAACGGCCATGTGGCGGAGTACGAAATCGCAGGGCGGCGCATGAAATATAAAAGCGCGGCAGAGATCGAGGCCCATATTCAGGCGCTCGAAAGAGAGGTCGCTTCCGAAGCGAAGGCCGAACGACTGGCCGCAGGCCTGCCGTCCGGGAATCGCGTTTTGGTGAGGTTGCGCTGATGGGGTTTTTTGATTTCTGGCGTAAAAAACCTGCGGCGCACGCACGCCGCTTCGATGCGGCACAGATCAATCGCCTGGTCGCAGGCTGGCAGGGCGCAGCCAATCGCATCGATGATGACCTTCGCGGCGATCTCGACAGGCTGCGGGCACGAAGCCGCGATCTTGCGAACAACAACGATTATGTCCGCAAGTTTTTACGCATCGTGTCGCGCAATGTGGTGGGGCCCGCGGGGTTCATCTTGCAGGCCCGCGCATCGGACAATGGGCGGCCTGACGCACTGGCAAACGCCGCCATCGAGGCCGCATGGGCCAGTTGGTGCCGTCGGGGTTCTGCCGAGATCAGCGGCAGGCTCTCCTTTGGCGACCTCTGCCGCCAGACGATAAGCGGCGTGGCGCGCGATGGCGAGGCCATCATCCGCATCCTGCGCGGCAACCATAACGCCGCCCACCTGGCGCTTCAGCCGCTCGACATCAACCGGCTTGAGACAAACAGAAACCGCGCGGCGGTCAACGGCGAAAACGCGATCGTCATGGGCGTGGAAATGGATGTTTACCAGCGCCCGGTCGCGTACTGGATGAGATTGGCGGGCCAGCAGGCCGAGCGCATCGACGCACGCGACATCCTGCACATATACCTGCCAGAGCGCGCCGAGCAGACGCGGGGCGTTCCCTGGACGCACAGCGCCATGCTGCGCCTGCATAACCTCAAGGGGTACGAAGAGGCCGCCATCGTCAACGCGCGCGTCGGCGCTGCCAAGATGGGCTTTTTTGTCACACCGGACGGCACGGGCCGGGAGCTCGCAAACGACACGGAAGCGGGCGAGTTCATCTCCGAGGTGTCCGCCGGTGAGTTCGGCGTCCTGCCCGCAGGGTACGACTTCAAATCGTTCGATCCGGACTACCCGCATCAGCAATTCGGCGAATTCGTCAAATCGCACCTGCGCGGCATCGCGGCGGGCCTCGATGTGGCATACAACGGGCTGGCCAACGACCTCGAAGGCGTCAACTACTCATCCATCCGCGCGGGCCTGCTCGAAGAGCGCGACCAGTGGACCACGCTTCAGGCCTGGTTCATCGATGCCGTGCTGGAACCGATCTATGCCGAATGGCTACCGCTGGCCCTGCTCAACGGCGCCATCACTCTTCCCAACGGGTCAACCCTGCCGATCACGAAGGCCGACAAGTTTGCCGCGCACGAATGGCAGGGCCGCAGATGGGCCTGGGTGGACCCGAAAAAAGACATCGAGGCCGCGCGCCTGGCGGTCAAATCCGGCATCGCCAGCCCGCAGCAGATCGCGGCGCAGAACGGACAGGACATCGAGGATGTGCTGGACGCCATCGCTGCGTTCGAGGCCATGGCCAAGACCAAGGGCGTGAGCCTGATCGACTACGACACCCAGCAAGAACCGGCGTCAACAGACGCGCCTTAACACTTGACGAAATCACACGGAGACTGCGCCCATGAGCAAATCCATCAAACCCGGCAGCACCGCACACCGCGCCATCCATGTGGCGCGGGAGTCTGTTGACGCCGAATCGCGCACCGTCTCGCTGGCATTCTCCAGCGAGGCACCCTACGACCGCTGGTGGGGCATCGAGATACTCGACCACTCGCCCACAAGCATCCGGCTGGGCCGCCTGACCAGCGGCGCGCCGTTGCTGATTGACCACGACAATTCCGTCCGTTCACAAATCGGTGTTATCGAATCTGTCGAGATCGGGGCCGACCGGGTAGGTCGCGCCACCGTGCGCTTTGGGAAAAGCGCCCTCGCGGACGAAGTGTTCGCCCATGTGCAGGATGGCATTGTCCGCAATGTGTCCGTGGGTTACATGATCCACGAGGCAAAACTCATCGAAACCAACAAGGACACCGGGATCGACGCCTACCGTGTCACCGACTGGGAACCGTTCGAGGTGTCACTTGTCTCTGTCCCTGCCGACGCCTCCGTAGGCGTAGGCCGCGCCGCCGATTCTGGCGGCACCGTCGAAATCATCGAAACCATTGAAACCCTCACCCAAAAGGAATCCATCATGTCCGAAACCACCCTCGAAGAAGCACGCGCCGCAGCCGTTGCCGACTACCGCAAAACCGAACAAACCCGCGTCGATACCATCATGGCCATCGGCGAGCAATTCAAGCGCTTCGGCGCCGACAAGATCGCAGCCGAAGCCATCCGCAACGGCGAAACCATCGATGCCGTGCGCTCCAAGGTCATGGACTTGCTGGACAAGCAGCAAAAGCCCACCGCCGACATCGGCATGAGCGCCGCCGAGGTCAAGAAGTTCAGCGTCGTCCGTGCGTTGAATGCACTGGCCAACCCGACCGACAGCCGCGCCCGCGAGGCCGCCGCGTTCGAGTTCGAGGCCAGCCGTGCAGCCGCCGAGAAACAGGGCCGCGAGATCAAGGGCATCCTGGTGCCCAACGATGTGCTCAAGCGTGAGCTGACCGTGGGTACCGCCTCGGCAGGCGGCCACACCGTCGGCACCGACATGCGCAGCGGCGACTTCATCGACATGCTGCGTAACGCGATGGTGCTCGACAAGATGGGCGTGCGCATGCTGTCCGACCTGGTCGGCAACATCGCAATCCCGAAGCAGTCTGGCGGCGCGACCTTCTACACGCTGGCAGAATCCGGCAGCGTGACCGGCACCGATCAGGCATTCGCCCAGGTGACGATGTCGCCGAAAACCGGCGCGGCCAAGACCCAGATCAGCCGCCGCCTGCTGCTGCAATCGAGCATGGACATCGAGGCGCTGGTTCGCAACGACCTGGCCACCGCCATCGGTCTGGGCATCGAGAACATGGCGATCAACGGCACGGGCTCCAACAACCAGCCCACCGGCATCCTGGCGACCACGGGCATCGGTTCTGTTGTGGGTGGCACCAACGGCGCAGCGCCGACCTGGGCCAACATGATCGACCTCGAGACCTCGGTCGCGGTCGCGAACGCAGCGGTCGGCAATCTGTCCTACCTGTCCAACGCCAAGGTGCGCGGCAAGCTCAAGCAGACCTTCAAGAACGCCACCTATGGCGAGCTGCCTGTCTGGGAAAAGGACGGCTCGATGAACGGTTACGCCGCGCACATGACCAATGCGGTTCCGTCCAACCTGACCAAGGGCACCGCCTCCGGCGTCTGCTCCGCAATCGCATTCGGCAACTGGGCCGACCTGCTGATCGGTCTGTGGGGCGGCCTGGAATTGCAGGTTGACCCGTACTCCAGCGGCGATACCGGCGCGGTCATCGTGCGCGCCTTCCAGGACTTCGATGTGGCCGTGCGTAACGCAGTGTCCTTCGCGGCCATGAAAGACGCCCTGACCGCCTGATAGGTGCATCAGATGGACGCCATTCGCATCATCGAAAGCTGCTCTACCGCCCACCGTGATTTCGTTCGCGGTGAGGTGGTGGAGGTAGGCCAAGGCCTGTCGGCAGAGGATGCCGCCACCCTGGTCAGTCTTGGCCGGGCCGTGGTGGCGGATAAGCCAACGCGCAAGAAGGGTCGGCAGGATGTTCGAGACGCTTGATGTGTTTCTGGCTGAGTTCTCTGTCGCCGTCACGCTGCCGGGCGATGTCGTTGTTCGTGGCCTGTTCGACAACGGCTTCGTCAACGCGCTGGGCGTTGCAACCGGCGAACGGACGCTCACGATGAAATCGTCCGACATCGAAGGTCTGGCACATTCCCAGGCCGTTGTTGTCGGCGGCGTTTCGTACAAGGTCGCCCAGATCGAGCCGGATGGCACCGGCATCAGCGTGGTGAGGCTGCAATGAGCCTGCGCGAAAGTGTACTCGCGGCAATCGCCACCACGCTCGCATCGGCGGGTGTCGCAGGGGGTCGCGTCTATCGTAGCCGACAGGCTGCGGTCGGTACGCTCCCGGCGGTCACCATCGAGCCCGCCACCGAGCAGGTCATCGAGATCGTGCTGGGGGCGCTCGACCACACGCTGACGGTCGAGATCACCATCCTGGCCAGCGGCGACACGCCAGACAACGCGGCGGATGCCACGCTCGAGGCGGCTATATCCGCGCTCACGGCGGATCGCACGCTTGGACTCGGCAGCGCCGTGCAGGTGCAGGCCGGGTATGACATCCGGTGGGACTTCGATGACTTCGACATGGCTCGCGTCACCGCGGGCATCCAGATACACATGAGGACGACATGAAACAGACCCGCGAAGGCTTCACCTACGACGAAGCCACCCACCAGCACATTCCGGTTGCGCCCGCAGCGCCCTCGAAACCACAGAAAAAGGATTAAGCCATGGCTCGCTTTGTTCGTAATTCCGTTTTGACCGCAAAGGTCGAGACCACTTATGGCGTGGACGCCTCGCCGACCGGGGCCGCCAACGCGGTGCTGGTGTCCGACCTCTCCATCAACCCGCTCAACGCCAACAACATCGACCGCGCGCAGATTCGACCGTATTTCGGGTCGAGCGAGCAGCTTGTCGGGTCGGCCTATGTCGAGATCGAGTTTTCGGTCGAGTTCCAGCATTCCGGCGCCGCCGGAACTGCCGCCGCATGGGACGGTCTGCTGCAAGCCTGCGGCTTTTCTGCCGGGGCGTCTCTCACCTCGCCCGCCCGCGTCGAGCATACGCTGGCGACCGATTACAGCGCGCTCAAGTCGGCCACCCTCTACTACTACGATGACGGCGCGCTGCACAAGCTGCTGGGCGCACGCGGCACATTCTCGCTTGACCTCACCGTCGGCTCGCGGCCTGTGCTCAAGTTCAAGTTCACCGGCCTGGATGGCGGCATCACCGCGACGACCAACGCGACACCCACGCTCACGGCATGGAAGGCACCGCTCGTTGTCACCGACGCCAACACGGGCGCGGTCGTTCTGGGCGGAACCTATTCCGCAGGCACTATCAGCGGCGGCATCGAGCATGTCAGCGGCGGGCTCGAGATCGACCTGGGCAACAGCGTGCAGTTCATCGACCTGCTCGGCACGGCCTCCGCCAGCGGGCAGAGCGTCGAGATCACCAACCGCGAGGTGAGTGGCCGGGTGACATTCGACCTGACCGCCGCCAACGAGGCCAGCTTCATGGCATCGGTCAAGGCCAACACGACACAGAGCCTCGGCCTGGTGCATGGCACCACGGCGGGCTACAAGATGCTCGTACACATGCCGGTGGTACAGCTCATCAACCCGAAGAAGGAAGACCGCGACGGTCGCCGCATGATCGGCTTCGACCTCCGCGCCATGCCGTCTTCTGGCAACGATGACATCCGCATCGTGGGGTTGTGATGCTGAAGCTGAAACCGAATCCGACATTCACTGTCCCGGTCACCATCCCGGTGCCGGGTGGCGGTGACACCGCCATCGAGATCACCGTCAAGCACATGGGCCGCGCGGCCCTGCGTGCGTTCCTTGATGAGGCCAAGGATCGCGACGACCTGAGCAATGTGTCCGGGTTCGTCGTTGACTGGCGCGGCGTCGATGTCGGGTTTAGCCAGGATGCGCTGGCCAGCCTCCTCGACGACTACCCGCTGGCCGCCACGGCGATGCTGGATGCGTACCTTGCCGAGATCGGCAGGGCTGCCGCAAAAAACTGAGCGCCGCTGCCCGCTGGCTGGTGGGCGGCGGACAGGATGACACCGAGGCCGCGCTGGCGGCGTTTGGACTACAGGCCGACAGGCCATTGGCCCAGTCGATTGAGATATGGCCAGAGCACGAGCAAGCGGTGTCCGTATTCGCCGCCGCGCGAACCCAGTGGCGCATGGCGCCGATGGGTGGCGTGGTTGGCCTGGACTACGGCGCACTGCCCGCCGTGCTGGAGATGATGGGCGTGCCGCGTGCCGATTGGAACGAGGTTTTTGAACAGATCAGGATCATGGAAACAGAAGCTGTCAGGGTGCTGAACAAATGAACAACTCAATCCAGATCGTACTGGCGGCTGTTGACCAACTCTCGGGTCCGCTGGATCGCGCGCGCCTTGCGTTGGGAAACTTTGGCGGCGCTGCTGACAAAATAAGCAGGTCGCTCAACATGCTGGGCATTTCCAGCGGCCTTTCAGCCGCAGCACTGGCGTCATGGGTAAAGTCAGGCATCGACGCCGCCGATGCCATGAACGACCTGAGCGAACGCACCGGCATCGCCGTCAGCACACTGGCGGGCCTACAATACGCGGCAAAACTGTCGGACACGAGCCTTGAATCCATCGCCAAGGGCGTCAACAAACTGGCGATCTATATCGGCGACGCCAACCGCGGGAACGACAAATACAGGGAAACGCTGAACGCAATCGGAATCACGGCGCGCGACCCTGAAAAAGCGCTGGTGCAACTGGCGGATGTGTTTCCGAAGCTGACAGACCAGAACCAGCGCGCCAGCGTGATGACCGACCTTTTGGGTAAAAGCTGGCAAGAACTGGTCCCGCTGCTCAACAAAGGGGGCGACGCGCTACGCCAGCAGATCAGCATCGGTCAGCAACTCAATCCGATCACGGCAGAGATGGCAGAGCGTGCCGCACGGTTCAACGACCAGCTCGACACGACGATCTTCCGGCTGGACGGCCTCAAGATGAAGATCGCGAACGAGGTTCTGCCGGTTCTCAACGACATGATGAGAGACATCGACCTTGGCATCAAGCATTTCGGCAGCCTGGGCAACGCGCTGATCAATCTCGGTCTGAGCAACCCATTCAAGACGGCGCGCGAGCATGTGTCCGACTTGAAAGCCAGCATCGCCGAGCTGACCGAGCAGATTGTAAAAATCGACGCGAAGAGAGCCAGCCCGGGTTATCTCGAGAAAAAACTGGGTGAACTGGCGACATTGCGCGCGAAGCTCGCCTATTACGAAGAGCAGATCGAACCTCAAAAGAAAGACACCGCCGCGAAAAAGATCGGCGACAGCACATACAAACTGCCTGACATTGTGGTGAGGGCGAAAGCGCCAGAATTCACGGATGTTTTTACCGGCGAGGCATTCGACAAGGCAATGCGCGCGATGGCGGTCGCAGGGAAGCGGTCAGGCTTCAGCTATATCACCTCTGACAAGGATTTTGCGAAGCAGGTGCGCGAATCTCAGGATTTCATCAATCAGGCGAACGCGGAGCAGGCCGAAAACCTCAAAAAACTTCAGGAGGACATATCGAAAGGCCTTCAGGAGAAGGGCATCGAGCCGCGCATGGACATCTACAGCCGCGCCAATGAAGCCACCGAAGCCTTCCTTAAACCGTTGCGCGAGCAGATTTATGACATGGCGGGCACCGAAGGATTCGACGGGCTGCTGCTGTCTTTCAACGCGCTGTCCAAGGCTGCGTATGCGTATGGCGACGCGAGGGCCGCCATCGAATCAATGGACAAGGTGGCATCAGATCGTCAGTCGGCCCTGTCCGTGGTGCAGTCTGAAGTCACGGCGGGCGTGCTGAACGAAACCGATGCGCGCAACCGTGGCCTGGCCATCAACCGGGCCGCGCTCGAAGGTATGTCCGAGCATTATGAAAAGCTGCAAGCACTCGCGCAGACCGGATACCCGCCCGCCATCGAAGCCATGAATAAATACAAGTCCGTGATGATCGACCTCAAGGACCAGGCCCGCGACAAAACATGGATCGACGGCATTCAACAAGGCCTGAAAGACTACGCGGGACAGTTCAACGACACATTCAACAACATGCGCAGCGCCACGCAGAGGGCGTTCAAGAGCATGGAAGACGCCATGGTCAACTTCGTCATGACCGGCAAGCTCAATTTCAAATCCCTGTCGAATAGCATCATTGCCGATCTTGTGCGCATCCAGATTCAGCAAAGCATCACCAAGCCTCTGTCGCAAGCAATGAGCGGCATCAACCTGGCGAGTCTGTGGCCCTTCGCCCAAGGCGGCGCGCCCGGCGGGGTGTCTGCATGGCGCAACCAGGTCGTCGACAAGCCGACCCTGTTCGCCTTCGCCAACGGCGGGATCATGGGCGAGGCGGGGCCGGAGGCCATCATGCCCTTGCGCCGTGATTCGCAGGGCCGTCTTGGCGTCAGCGCCGAGGGCCGCACTGCGCCGGTGGTCAATGTGACGCAGCACATCACCATCGACTCCCGATCCGACAAGGCCAGCATCGTCGCGGCGATAATCGCCGCCAAGGAGCAGGCCAAGGTCGAGATCATGGACAGCATGCGCCGCGGCGGCGCATTCGCGAGGGCGTAACCATGCCGACATTGGCCTGGCCTACACTCACGCGCGGCAACCCTGCGCAGCTCGAAATGGCGCTCCGGTACAACACGGTGGTGTTCTCATCGCCCCTCACCCGTGCGACGCAGACGGTCGAGTTTCCGGGCGCGCGGTGGGAGGTCCAGTTCACCCTGAACAACCTGACCGATCCTGACACAGCCATCTTGCAGGCCTTCCTCGCGCAACTGCGCGGGCAGGCAGGGCGGTTCACGCTGCATGATTTCTCGCGCCCCACGCCGCGCGGCACCGCTACCGGCACGCCGCTGGTGATGGGCGCGGGGCAGACCGGAACGACCCTGACAATGGATGGTCTGGCCGCAGGCGCGACCCTGCTGCGCGGCGACAAGATCGGCGTCAATGGCGAGCTCAAGATGGTGGTGTCCGACGCCACGGCGAACGGCAGCGGTGTCATGGCCGTCACCTTCGAGCCGCCACTTCGCGCATCGCCTGCTGACAACGCGACAGTCACCCTGATCAAGCCGACCGCGACCTTCCGCCTGACCGAGGACGCCATGCGCACGCTCACCCGTGCGCCCAGGCTGTCAGACATCACCATCGACGCCGTGGAGTGCTGGGCATGAGCCGGGGCCAGTCTTCCGCCATTGATGCCGCGCTCGCAAGCGGCAATGTCCCGCTGTTGTCGTTCGTGGAGATGGATTTCCCGTCCGGCTTTCTGCGGGTGAACAATTCAGCAATATCAATCGCCTGGAACGGCCACGACTGGCTGGGCGTTGGCCGTGTGGGCAGCATCGACAGCATCGAGGAAGGCGCGGGTCTGGAATCGCGCGGCATGCGTTTTCGTGTGTCTGGCGTGCCGCAGGCCAACATCGCCACCGCGCTGGGCCAGCAGTATCAGGGGCGATCCTGCAAGGTATGGCTGGCGCCGTTGTCCAGCGACCATATCGTCATCGCCGATCCTGTGCTGGTGTTCTGGGGCCGCCTGGATGTGATGGACATCGAGCTTGGCGAAACCGCCACGATCACCGTGACCGCCGAATCACGCCTGGCCGACTGGCAGCGCCCGCGCGTGCGGCGCTATACCGACGAGGATCAACAGACCGAATACCCCGGCGACAAGGGCTTCGAGTTCGTTGCGCAGATGGTTGAGAAGGAGTTGCGATGGGGCTATTGACCCGCCGCGCAGACTGGCCTGAACGCCTCGCCGAGGTGGTGGCGCATGCGAACGACCGGCCTTATGTGCTGGGCGAGTGGGACTGCCTGCGTTTTTCGTGCGCGGTCATCGACGCCATGACGGGGCATGATTACTGGCCTCGGTTTGATGGCTACAAAACAAAACGACAGGCGC